GGCATACCTTGGCGGAACCGTACTTTATCACTTTCGTACCACCCACCCTCATTTGTATACCGTGTGTTCTCGCGGTTAATTCCGGGTTTTAAGGCTAATTTTTTTAGCGGCATAGCTCACCTACACGTTAGTCCAGTCTTCGTTCTGCCATAGTAATGCTTCTGCTTCTCTACGTCTAACTAACCCGTCTAACACCTTACCTCCAGCCCTATTCCAACGTTTTATTTGGTAAGGTATATCAGCACGGCTGCTATCAGTATCGTCATTGATACGAACCAGTAGAGTAGACTCAGAAAGGTTACCTCCACCAAGATTGTATACCCAAGACACGAGTGCATCGAACTGATGCTGTTTAAGAGGTACATTGACTTGTTTGTGTATAATCTTTTCAAATTTAAATAAGTCGTCCGCAAGTAGAGCTTCAGCCTCGTCTTGCGTACAGGTAGCTCCTTTTTTAACTCCTTTAGTTGTTCCAAAACCGATTGTCCATACTCCCGCACTACACTGATATGCATTTAACCTACAACCCTCAAATTTTTTAATAAGAGCTATGCCCTCACCACTAGTCTTCATTTAGTTTTTCAACCCGCTCTTTTAACTTTTGAATCATAATACGTTGTTCTTCTATCTCAGCTTTTTCTTTAAGTATTAAGACACGAAGACGCTCTTCATCTGAAACTTGCGGCATAGGAAAAGGTAAAATCATTTTTTTAGTCCCATAATTTTACTTACTCCTCTAATACCAAACGAGCTTGATATAGCTAAAAAAAGTAAATATTGGTACCATTCGGGAAGCCCTTCCAGAGCCACAAACCCTTGCTTAACGCGGTCAATAACTGTTACATCATTAACAATAATAGCATAGCCAACCATAAAGATAGGTATAGCCAAAACCAATGTCCAAAACTCGTCCTTCCAGCTATCCTTGGAAGACTCCGCCATTGTTTTTTCCCAATCAGCATCATTCTCAATAACGCTCATTCGGGCTGTATGTTTGGCTTGTTTTTCTTCCGCTTTATTGTTTAGGTACGTCTTACCTAACTCAGTAGCACCGCCTAGCAACGTACCTAGTAGGTTTAACATAGCTTAACCTTTTACCAACAACAACTTTATGGCGAAGACAAACAGCAATACGCCAATCATAATCCACATAAAAGCGTCAATGACAGGTAAGTTTTTCACTAAGGCATCCACTTAAATAGAGCTATAGCACTCAATATAAACGGGTATACCCCCCAAAGTAACACCTCAAGGCGATCAAACCTAGCATCCCCCCGCTCTAATCTATCTTGAATATGTCGATATCTAAGCAAGCATTCTTTCTCGTGCGTTTCTAAACGACTTATTGTTTCTTTAACGGTCGCCATTTTTAGAGTATCCTCTTACTGTTACTTCTTCAGGATTTACAATTACAGGTTTACAATAGGCTTTTACAGCTTCATAGTTTTCTGCGCGAGTAGACAACATCCTAGCATCTGAAAGACAGTGTTTTTGATTTAACCAATAAGAAGTAATCTGTTCTTCATCGGCAAAAAAGACTACCAGTGCAAACACTACTATGTTCATACATTATTTACTTTGTTCCAACATAATTTGAATGAGGTGAGCTAAACGTGCATCTGACGCTCTTTGTATCTCTTCTTGCCTAGAAAGGGAGTCCGCTATATTTCTAACAGCTTGAGAGTTTAAAGCAGTGTTAGTAGTGTTAGAAGCGGTGTCAGTTTCTACGTCTTTTAAGATAGCTGCGACACGCTCCACTTCCTCATTAGTAGCTTGAGCAGAGGCTTGCATACTACCCCAAGCAATTGCGCCTGACATAGCAGCGGCACATATAGGTAAACCCCAAGTAGGCACTTTAATAGTTTCCATTACGCAGTCTCCTCTTTTTCTACTATTTCCGGTTTTACAGCTTCCGCTACAACAGTACCATAAGCCGCTAGTAATATGTTACGCTCATTTATTTGCATTTCTAAAGCCGCTATCTCATTACGTAGCGTAACTACTCTTGAAATTTGTTTTTGAGTATTAAGCTCTAAACTAGCTAGTTCAAACTCTTCGCCGTTAATTGTTATAATGGCTCCGTCCATCGTTCTTGTTCCTTAAAATTTACATTGTTTCATAAAATTAATAATGTTTCTTAAATCACGTAGTTAGTCACGGACTGTCAGGCCAAGTAATGTCATTTGGAAAACCCGCTTGACTAGGAAGGTCACGTAATGCCTGCCTGTATGTTTTCCACTCATCTGTAATTCTATCTGCAAGTGCATGTACGTCTGACTCACTAAGTAAGATGTTTCTTTGGTTACGAACCATATCAGGCCTACTGCTATTATATTCAGCATTCATTGTTGCTATCTCTTCATCTGACATAGCTACAAGAACACCATCTACCATTTTATTCATGTTGTTATCCTTTTAATTATGATGTAGAAATTCCATACAGTGAAACTTTTGCAGTTGTATATGTTGCAGTAGATAATGCCCCCAGTGGAGCAAAACTAAATCCTGTCAAACTTGTGAGTGAGTAACCGTCTACTAAACACCCTGCCGTATTATCTTGTTTTTGACCTGTGTGGGTATCTCCTTCTTGACCAGAAACATCCATTTTAACGTAAGGTCTTCCATCAACCATTGCTATATCAAAAATAAAGAAACCGTTTTTTATTGCCGCATTCGTTATAAAGCCATAAGCACCATTATATGTTGAAGGAGTAGCATAGTTTGTACAGCGAAATGAACTATACTGACTACCACTAATTAAACTACCGTTATCATATAATTTTATTCCTTGGTATCCCCCCGCACTCATTTCAAAAGATCCAATAGCTCTAAAACGTGTGAAGCTACCAAGGGAAGTAAAATTTATAGATGCTGTCGAACTGCTAACGGTTTGAGTAGCAATCAAAGTCATAGAACCGCCACCACCACCCGCATCTTCCCACCCCACGCCGGAACCTGTACTAGTAAGGACTTGTCCATCAGTACCTTGTGCGCCGCCAATAGTAAGATTATCTACTTCTAATGTACCGTCAAAATCTCCATCTACTGCATCAATATTACCTTTAAATATTGTAGCTGACACGGTTCCTGTGCTTGGGTTATATGTTAAATTTCCATCCATTTCTAGTCCGACATTGCCTGTACTAGAGGTAGCGTCTTCTACAAAAGTAATTAAATTTTCTTCGTTTGTGTTTTCATTGTCTGTTACTAAAACATGAGAAGAATTAGTAGCATTAGTAGCGTTAGTAGCGTTAGTAGCATTAGTTACTGTGACTCCCGCAATAACAGTATTAAGTGCAGTACCGTTTACGGTAATTGCATCTGCTTCTAAAGTTCCATCGATATCCGCATCGCCTGAAATGTCTAAAGAGCTTGCAGTTAGACCTGCGATTACAATATTTGCCGCCTCATATCCCGTAGCCCCAGTATTGACTGTAGTAGAAGGGACAGTTTGAGTATCTGTGAATAATCTAAAAGTATTATCTGTTGAAGCATCAAAGAAGATACCGCCATACTTAGTTGTGCCGCTCTCTACATATTTACCATAGAAACCAAAATCTGTGGAGTTGCCTGTATTAGCATTTGTTAACCCCGTAAAGTTGTTATCAGTTACAACAGAGCCTGTTTGTGTCGTAGTACCCGATACAGTAAGGTTTCCTGATACTGTTAAGTCGTTGCTTACAGTAACGTCATTTGGTAGTCCAATAGTAATTGTTCCAGAACTTTCTGCTACAGTTGTTTCAGAAGAAGTCCCTGAAAAAGTTATAGTTCCTCCTAATGCGGTTGCAGTAGTGTTACTACCATCTGATACTGTAATAGAACTATTAGATAGTTTTGAGTTAGCTATTGATCCTGCAAGCATTGCATTAGTAACGCCTCCCGAAGCAATAGTAAAGGTTAAAGCGTAAGGATCTGCATCTGTACCATTATCTGTATCAGTCCAGTTAATATCAATTCCACCGCCTTCTACAAATTTAACTTCTTTATTTTCTGTAATAGTGACTTCTGTTCCATCTCCGTCTTCAAGAACAAAACCAGAACCCATTGTATTTGCTGTTGTTACAGAACCCCCTAAAGAAATAGCAGATCCATCTATAGTAATAGAAGAATTAGTTAATTTAGCATTAGCTATGCTTCCTGCAAGCATTGCATTAGTAACACTTCCAGAAGTTACAAGATCACCAGTTGCAAAACCTGTTAAGTTTCTAGTATCAAAGTTTACTCTATTGCCCATTAAAGCATGGGAAGAACACTGATAAAATAAAACAGTAGGTGTAGAAGCGGTAGCTTTTATTTCTGTATATGCTCCTGCATTGCCGGGCGTTCCACTAACTGTAACACCTGTAGTATATGCAGTTGTTTTATCTGACTCATAATAGAATCTAAGAGGATGTCCATCATTACTAGCGTTAGCTTGATCGAATCTATATGTAGTATCAGGAACTAAAGTTAAATAGGGAGACTCTACGCCGTCTATAAAATAGGCACTGCTAGAACCACCATCATAAGGATGCTCAGAAGTTTTACTGGCTACTGTAACTGTAAGTGTTTGAGTCGTAGCTTCAGAAGGAGCAATAGCTATTGTTCCTAAAATAGTTAAGTTTCTTATACCTGTATAGTCTTTATTAGAGTCTAATATTACAGCTTTACTAGCTATAGCTGTACCTACTGCGGTAGAGCCTAAGTCTA